GCATGTATGTTGAGCCTGCTCTTTTTTGTAAGTGCGAGCGCTCTCCATTTAGCCGCCTCGTCTGGCAGTTCCTTTGGTAGTTTGCCCTTGCCTTTGACTCCGGCGATTGAGTACGCCATGGCCCATGCGAATCGTCTCATGCGTTTTGTGACGGCGGGCTGTGTGTGTATGTCGCCTCCGTTGTTGTGAATGGCGGCGTAAGGCACGGGGTCGGAGATGACGACCTCCCCCGGCTTGGTGTCGTACTGTATGCTCCTCATGAGGTGGTCTCTGCGTGAGGTGAGCGGCGAGTATTTGGCGTCAGTTCCCTTGCCTTGCTGCCGCAGGGTTCTCTTCCACGGGTGCAGCCCGTTGTCGCGCCACCCCGCATCGCGGAAGTTCTGCCTGAAGTGGTTCACGGCGGTTATGCCGACCTTTCGTGGCAGTTTGTCGTAAACCTCCTTTTGAATGTCGTCTTTCGCCCGAATGATGCGTTTTTGTATTTCCCTTGCGTCCATGTGAATGTTTTTTTGCGGAAAAGTTTTGTATGTGCGGAAAAAACCGTAATTTTGTCGCAGTCCTCAATTCGACCTTTGCAGGCTGTCTCGGCTGTGTCGTTTTGGGGATTTTTATTTTTCCATGAGGGAATAGAACTGCTCGAACCCTTTACTGCATTTTTCAAGTTTCACCTCGAATGTTTTATCTGCGTATTGGAAATGATATTTCAAGTATTCCACTACCCCTCTATCCTTTTTGCGTTGTATATTAGCTTGAATTTCGGAATTGCTTAAATCTTTCCCTTCTCCTAACGGGCTAACCTTGTCAAAGACGAGTTTCTCTGGATGGTTCCAGATATAGACCGCAGCTTCCACATCATAGTCGTGGTGACAATGCTTCAATAGTCTGTTGCGTACTTTTTTAGTCCGATTAAGAACTCCAGAAACAACATCTGCGCATGTGGCTTTATCAAGTTTGGGCATCAAATCCAAATTCTTGACCTCTGCTTTTTTAGTGTTTGCCGCATTGTCAGTTGTAGCCTTAGCCTTTGTCCTATCTATACAAGCATCGATGAACGGGCAGTTGTAACAGTCCTTGGCCCTGCCGTGGAAGACGCTGGAGAGCCTTTCCTTGATGGAAGGCTTGTAGAACTCGCATCGTGCGCATGACTTCGGGAAGTACGGATGGCTGTCGGAGAATACGTGCCCGTCGCTGCCCGGATTGTTTTCCAGTCCCGCCTGCGGCTTGTCGCCGTCGAGTAGCGGCTTGAGTTCCGGGGTTGCCGGCTCGTCGGTCTGTTCGAGAGAGCATTTGCAGTTCCATCGGTCTCCCGGATGGTGTTCGAGCCAGAAGGGGTCGTCGACGGGCAGTGTGAGCTTTTTTGTCCAGAACTCTCGGTGTGAGCCTTCGGGGTTTGGCGAGGTGGTAGGCATCCACCTGAGGTTTGGCATGACATCCTTGTCTCGGACGAATCGTCTCCAGTCTGCTGCGTTGTGCGCCCTTATGACGGCGGTGTCGTATTCCGTTCTGAGCCATGAGCCGACGAAGTGTGACGAGATGTTAGCGACCTCGTCACGCCACTGCGTGAATGGCTTGAGTCTGCCGTTGTCATCGACGAGTTTCGCAGCCATCGTCGAACCCATGTCATGCACCTTGAAGGCGGCGAACACCTCGTTGGAGTGCCGCAGCGCGTGGTAGAAGTCCTCCTCGGCTGTCGGCGGCGTCTCCGCGTCGGCGAGGCCATTGACGGTGGCCTCGTTGAGGACGCGCAGCACCTCCCTCCACATCACGGGTTCCACCCCGTGCTGTGTGTCGAATCCCCCATAGATTTCCTTGATGAAGCGTTCGAGAATGTCTGGCGCGATGCGGAACGCCGCTCTTGCATCATGGAAGTGCGCATGGCAGCCGCAGGTGTTGTCGCCGTAGTAGAGTGTGTCTATCAGAAGTCTCCATCCGCCCCGTGTTCCGGGGCGAGGCCGAAAAAACCGCTTAACCGCTGTTTGAACGTCTTTTTATTGCCGTTGGAATGGTGTTCGTCGGTGCTGTCCTTTCCTGCGTCAGAGGCCGTCGCCGCTTCGAACGTCTGCCGCTGCGCGAGCCTTTCCTCCTCCTTTTCCGCCTTCATGCGCTCGTAGTCGTCGGGCTTCTTGACGCAGAAGGTTTCGTAGAGATAGTCGTCATCGATGGGCAACCCCATGGAGGCGAGCTTCTGCACTATGTCAATCTGCTGTGCGGGGTTGATGTTGTCTTTCTTGGCATAGACGAACTCCCCTCCATCGGTGTCGAACCCGAGCGAGGCGAAGATGTCCCTCATGTCGAAGTTGAGGATGTCGAGGATGAAGTCTCGGTCGTCGGCGTTCATCTCGTCCTCTTCCTCCTTGTGGACCGTTCCGAGTGCCTGCGTGCCCGTTTCCTTCGCGTCGGTGGTGAGTGTGTTGCCGAGCACTCGTATTGACATCTTGGAATCCCAGTATTCGGCGAAGGTCTTGTAGAGTTCCGACGAGCCCGACTTGTTAGCCGCCTCTATGAGGTTGAGTTCCGAGTCCTTCGGGTGAATGTAGACGGCGTTAGCCCCCTGGCTCCTTGCGTCGGCGATGAGCCTCCGCCTGGCGAGTTCGTCGCCCGCGTCGTAGGTGTACTCGCGTATGGGCATTCCGAAGATGTTGCAGAATCGGGCCCAGTCCGCCATGTCTCCTCGTTTGTAGAGTACGGCAGGCAGTAGTTCGGCGAAGATGCCGAGTTCGCGTTCCTTCCCGACGAAGAGCATGTCGGTGAACTCCTCGACGGGCAGCCCGTCGATTGCCCCTTGGTATTTGAGAATCTTGTGGTGTACGGGGTCGTAATGCTTTCTGTTGACCAGTTCATAGTCGATGAAGCCGTCGTCATCGCGGAAGAACTGGAAGAGAGAGAAGCCGTAGAACTCGGACATGACGAGGTCTTTGCAGAACCGCTTGAACCATGGTGAGCGCAGCTGCGCGTTGATGTTGTCGTCCGGCTCTCCCGACCGTTGGAACTCGATGGGAATTTTTGTGACCCCCCTGAGCCTTTTGGCGATGATGCCGGCGAGGTGTAGGTCAAGTTGCGCCGAGTCGTACATGTCGTAGAGCCTTGCCCTGTTGGAGTAGTCTATGCCGTGCGCGGCGTTGAGCGCGTTCATGTATGCGTTCATGTCGAAGAAGAATATCTCCGGCATTTGGAGAACGATGTCCGGCGGTCTGTGGCCTTTTGGGACGAGCAGCCCTCCCTGCTCTATGCGTTTGCCTCCCTTTGTTGTGTTCCTTTTCGTTTTCAAGTATCTCTTAGCCATAATGAAGTGTGTGTTATAACATTACCGGTCTGATGCTGTCGGCCTGAATCTGCCATCGGCAGTTGTCGGCCTGCGTGTCGTCGTCGAGTAGCGGCGCGCCGTCGATGGTGATGTCGCCGCTCATGACCCCCTTGAGCCATTCCACCGCCCTGTCGTATCGTTCCTGCCTTATCTTCGACATCTTGTACGGGTTGTGCTGGCAGAAGATGTGGTAGATGGCGATGTCGAGAGCGAACATGAGAATGAGCTGGTGCCTGTCGTCGCCTCTTGCCGAGAAGATGGCGTCACAGTCATAGGTCTTGTTGAGGTAGGAACGCATTTCTGCCACGGCCCTGTCCTCGCATATCTCTATGATTTGCGGGTCGTAGTCGTCCGTTCCGGTGCGCAGTAGCGCGTCGAGTATTTCCTTGTGAATGGAAGCGTCGTAGTCTTCCGTGGATATAAAGTTTTCCATTGCGTGAGTGTTACATCCTGTAGGGGTTGTGTTCGTTGATTTCCTTGTACGATATGGTGAGGGTGGGTTCCATCTCCGCGGTCTTGGTGCTGTTGATGAATACCGCCCCCTCGACCGCGTCGGGTCCGTCGGCAGGATAAGGAAGTGAGAGTTCGAAGAGCTTGAACTGGTTGATGAGTTCCTGCATCATGGGGTTGTCCCTTTCCTTCTCGTTGAAGAGCCATAGGCAGTTTCGGTCGATGGGCTCGAGGTTAGCCTCTATTCTCGTTGCCTTGTCCGCTTTCTTGCGTCCGTCCCCCCTTATGAAGAGTTCGTGCTTCCTGCGCTTGCATTCCTGCTGGAGGAGCGGTTTGAATACCTGCTGGAAGAAAGGGTCTTGGAGTGAGTTGTTCTCCATGTATCTGTAGACGTTGGCCTTGCCCGCGACGAAGTCGTCCATCTGGAAGTACCAGTCGATGAAGTCTGCGTTTGTGGCGTGTCCGAGGAACGCCTTGATGACGTAGTAAACGCCCTTGAGCTTGCCGAGCAGTACGAGTGCCTTAGTGGAGCTGTCCTTCTTCCTTGAGTTGGAATACGCCGGGTCTCCGTATGCGACGAGGAAGCGGAATCGGTTGAGTGGCGGCACTTTTCCGAAGGGTAGGTTCTTGAATATCTTGCCTTCCGCGACGGGGTTGTTGAAATACTCGCCCTGCTGTGCCTTGACGGATATTTTGGAGAGGATGCGGTCTATCTGCTCCTCGGAGTTTTTCTGCGGCCATGCGGAGTTGCCGTTTTTGTCTCGAATGTTGACGATGTCCCAGGAGTTGGCGAGTTTGCCGGCTCGTACTATGCAGCAGTCCTTGGCGATGATGTTTCCGCACCAGAGCACGAGGGTTGGCTCGGAGATGGAGCGTGTGGGGTAGAGCGCCTGTTCCGCCCAGTCCCATTTCTTGTCGAGCGTGGCGGGATTGCGGCAGTCCTCGTCGGTGTCGTAGTCGTCGTAGTATAGTACGTCTGGGCGAATGGCCTCGTTGCGCATTCCACGCGGTGCGGAGCCCGCTCCGAGCGCGATGAACTTCGCGCCGCACCGGCATGCGAACTCCGTGTCCGTCCACTGCCCCGGTATGGTCTGCTCTCCGTAGAACTGCCTTATTCTCGGGTTCGCCTCGAAGTTGAGCTTGAATGGGAGTAGCAGTCGTTTTGCGGAGTCTATGGTGGCGGAGGCGAGCGCGATGAACCTTTTCCTTCGAGTGAGCGCGAGGAACATGAGCGTGAACATGGCGACTGTTGATTTTGCGAGTTCACGGCTCCATGAAAGCACCTCGTACCATTCGGGGTTGTCGATGATGCGGTGTATGGCTTTGATGTGGAACGGCGCGAAGTCGTATTTTGCGTATGCCGGGAAGAAGAACGTTATCCATTTGATGGGGTCTTTTTCGAGTGCGCCGCGCTGTCGCTCGATGTCCCTGCGTGAGAGTGACTCGTCGACATCGATGTCTCTGAGCAGTCCCCTGTGGAATTCCTCCCACCTGATCAGTGCCTGTCTGTCGGTCATTGTCTGTGCTGTCATTGCCTGTTCTGTTTGGAGTGTGAAGCCTGGTCTTTTATGAAAGCGTCGAGGAGGTCGGCGAATTTCTTTGCCGCGTCGATGTCGAGCGGCCTTAGCCACGAGAGGAATCGCATGGCGACAGAGACACAGTCGGCGACGCCGATGTCCGTCTCCATCTTCCTGACCGCTCCGGCGAGCTTTGCGAGCGAGTCGGCCTCGGCAGGCGAGGCGAAGCGTTGCCCCTGCTCCCGCTGGTTGATGCGGTTGTTAATCTCCATGATTTGCCTGTGGAACTGCGCTATGATTTGGTCGGGCGTGATGGTGAGCGAGGCCTTGAGTTCGTCCCACGCTCCGTCCTTCGCCCATCTTGAGACTGTCTGCCTTGTAGTTCCGACCTTGTCGGCTATCTCCTCCTGCGTGAACGTGCCGTTGAGGAAGAGCGTCTTTGCGATGTCCTTCTTGTCGATGTTCTGTCTTGCCATGAATAAGAATAGAATAAATCTTTTGCAAATATCCCACTTTTCACGGAGTGGAGCAAAAGTCGGTTCTATGATAGCGTTGCAGGATGCTATGATAGCGTTGCGTGGCGCTATGATAGAAACGCGATTTGGAAATTAAGGAAACAACCGCGACCTTTGCGATGTAAAACGGCGAAGACAGTCTGCGCTCGGCATGGTCCAAACAAGTTTGGCTCTGCTCTCGCTTGCGCTATCATTGCCATCAAAAAGCGAAAGAATATGAGGTTTTTCAACACGATACCCGGAGAGGGGACGGTAGCCATACTTCTGTATGGCGATGTGGGCGACGGCCAGAAGGTGGAGAGCGGTCGCGTGGTGAGCGAGCTGCTGACCTTGCAGAACAGCTACTCGAAGATAGACGTGCGCATCAACAGCAACGGCGGCGACGTGTTCAGCGGCATAGCGATATACAACGCCCTGCGGACGAGCACGGCGGACATCACGATATACGTTGACGGTGTGGCTGCGAGCATAGCGGGCATAATAGCGTTGTGCGGCAAGCCTCTGTACATGTCGCCCTACGCTAAGCTGATGCTTCATTCCGTGAGCGGCGGCACATGGGGCAACGCATCGTCTCTGCGGCAGACGGCGAGCGTGATGGAGACGCTGGAGAGCGACCTTGCGCGGATGGTTGCGAAGCGTTGCGGCATGGACGCGGCGGAGGTGTCGAAGCGTTACTTTGACGAGAAAGACCACTGGATAAGCGCGGAGGAGGCCGTTGGGATGGGTTTGGCCGACGGCATCTACGAACTGGCCGACGATCCCGTTGGGTCGCTGGTCACTACAGAGGAGATATACAACTATTTCAATAACCGGCTGCTTGAGCGGCCACAAAACAACGAAGACATGGGATTGATAGACAAGATGAAGTCGATTCCGTCGCTGAGCGACGCGAGCGACGAGCAGGAAATCGTGGACAGGGTGAAGAGCCTCGCGAACAAAGCGACGAAAGTGGAAGCCCTTGAGGCGGCGAACGCCTCTTACAAGGCGAAGATTGAGGCTGCCGAGACGAAGGAGGTGGACGCCATCCTTGCGAAGGCGGTGAGCGAGGGCAAGATTGCCCAGGAGCAGGTTCCGTCGCTGAAAGCCTTGATGAAGGCGGACCGCGCGAACACGGAGGCCCTTATAGCCGGCATGAAGGGGAAGAGCCGCCGTATGGTGAGCGAGTACATCGCCGAGAACGGTGAGCCTGCGGCCCAGTGGTCCGGCAAGAGCTGGGACGAGATTGACCGGATGGGCAAGCTGTCGGAGCTGAAGAGCGCGAACGCCACGCTGTTCGCGGAGAAGTTCAAGGAGAAATTCGGCGTGGAATACAAGGACTAAAAACAAGAAAAAGAATCAAGACATGGCACTGAACAAAGAGATCTGGCTCCACACGATAGTGGAGAACCTGTATGCGGACAACTCGTTCGCTGCGAAGAGCGTAGACGACAGCACGTTTGTGGACAACCACACCGTTCACATCCCTAATGCGGGTGCGCCGTCGAAAGTGGTGAAGAACCGTACTGAGAAGCCGGCGAAGGTGAGCCAGCGCACGGACAACGAGCTGAC